GTTCTCGCAACTTCTACGGCGTTTCGCAAGCTTTTCTTCCTCCTCTTTGATTGCCTTTGCTTCTGCAGCATAATTCTTCACCGCCAGTGCGATTCCCTCCACCTTTTTGTCTCTCTCGATGTTGAGAGCCTCAAGTTTTTCAAGGTCAATAATTTCTCCTGTCTCCTCGTCTACGCAATCCATAATTGCACTGTCAATCTCGTATAGTGTCATTGCTCTAATTCCTCCTCATATCTCTCGTATTCGTTGTAGTTTGTCGCACCTCGTTTGATTGCTTTGTGTGCTGTTCTGCACTCATATTCCGCCTCAAGATGCTGTGCCTTTAAATACTCTCTAGCCGGGTCAAATCCTCGTTCCATTTCCTGTCCCCCATGCCTCTTTAATAGCCTTGCTCAGTTCGTTGTAACCTCTGGCGTATGCCTCTATCTTTTTCATATCGTTGCTTCTTTCAACGCCCAGTCTAAACAGCTCAAGCAGTCCCTGTGCTACTTCTTTGTCTTTGACAGTAATCGTGACTTCCGCCGGGATTACTCCTTTCCCCATCACTTTATCGTCATATTCCTTTGCCTGGAACCATGTCGCATTAATCATCGCATCCATAGCCTAACCTCTCTTTCTTTCCTGCTATCCAATCCCCTAACGCTCCCTCGCACTGTTCCGGGGGATAATTTTTATTATCCTGCTCTAACCGCCCAACTATTTCTCCCAGTGTGGGTAGTTCTGGTACTGTTTCTTTCTGCTCTATCGCTCCCGCCGCTCTTATCATCTCCTGGAGCTTCGGTGGGTACTTGTCTATTTCCTTTTGCGCTTCTAACGCCGCTCTGTAGCTTCTGAGAAAATTTGACTGTATGACCGTCTGAAAGTCCGCTGAATCTACTACCGCCCAGTCGTGGAGCGTCTGTGGCGTTCCTACTGCCTTTTGCAACGTAGGGGGCAGTTTGTCAAACTCCTCTCTGTAACCGTAAATCCCATTGCTGCACGCCTTTGCCACTGTTGCCCATGCTTCCTGCTCGCTCAGGTAGCTGCTTTCCGCTTTGAGCTTACTGGCACACTCCAAAATATCTGCCGGTGTCGGCGGAAACTTACCTGTTGTCATGTACATCTGTGCCGCTACGCTTATTGTCTGGTAGTCGTTGTTCTTACCTACCAGGCGGTACCACATGTCTAACGCCTGTTCGTTGGGAACAAATCCCGGAGCCGTGTAAACGGTCTTTAGTGCGGCCACAATTTTAGAAAACTCCGAAATCGTCATACATTCCGCCTCCCTCCTGTTCTTTCTGTGCCGCCCAGTGCTGTATATCTCCGTACAGTCGGTCGTTAATGTTATTCGTGCTGACGTTACCTGTCTTCAGCTCAAAGAATCCTAACCACTCCTTGTCCAATGACTGGTCTATGATTTTTTTCATCGTTCCCAAATCTCCGCCGGACAGCTCGTGTAATTTTTTGAGTAAAGCTTTCAAAGCTCTGTCTGTCCTTACTGGCTTTCTGATTTTCTTACGCATAGCGAGGAATTCCAAAAACTTGCAGTTAAGTTCTTCATCTTCGAAATACTGTTCCGGCTCTTTCTTTGCGCGCGCACTCTCTTTTATTCCTTTAGTACTTGATTCCTTAAGTATTTTATTATTTAAGTATTTTATTCCTTTAGTATTTAATTGCGTTGGATTTTCCTGTATAGGTTTTTCCTGTGTTGGTTTTTCCTGTGTTGGTTTTTCCAATATAGGCTTTTCCTCTTTAGGTTCTTCCAATACAGGTTTTTCCTGTGTTGGCTTTTCGTAAATGTCGTAAACTGTACCGCTTACCTGTCCTTTTTCGTTTCTCTCACGAGTCACTCTCAGGTATCCGAACGTCTTTAACTCTTCCAATGCGGCTCTCACGCCGTCTACGCCGTCTTTATTCAAATTTGACAGTCCTTTAACTGTAAAGTCCCAGTCTTCCGGTAAACTAAGCATAAGACTCAGTAGACCTTTTGCTTTTAAAGACATATCCTTTTCTCTAAAATGATAATTCGACATAACGGTGTAGTCTGTCGTTTTATTTATTCTCATTACTGCCATGTCTACCTCCTATCTTGACAAATCGCCAAGTCTTTTGTATGATTTACTTGTATGATTTATCGTAAGAGCTTAATGGTAGGGCTCTTCCTTTTTTACCTCATGCTCTACACCGTCTTTATCAGTGTAGAATACTTTGTCATACTCTACACCTTGTTGTCGTCCTAAGAGGGTGTAGAGTAATCTAATAACATACTCTTTTCTTGGAGGCTCATTCATTTTTTTATTCACCTCCTAACATCACAAAAAAATTATAATTGCTATAATCTTTTCCGGCGGTATGTGTTACCACGCCAACCCAACTGGACGAGATCCAGATAACCAACGCTACTGACATGATGGTCAGTAAATTGTACATAACCTTCATTTTTTACCTCCTATACCTCAAATCTCTGTTGACGGTTATATTCGTCAATTCTCAACTTTGTGTTTGTTTTCGGTTCCCAGTTGTCTACATAGTCAATAGCTTCCTCATAGCGTTTGCGAGGGATGTTGTTTCGACTATTAACTTTAAATCTGTCTTGCAAATCCCTGTTGCACTCTGCGAATACAACTTTGCTAATGTATGCATATGCTTCTGTGTCCTTGCCGCCTAATGCGTTCAGAACTGCTTTATTGACGTGCTGTCGCAATGTTTGCTGTTGCCCATAGTCAATTACCATATTGCTCTCAAGGCTCTTAATACGGTCTTCGTGGTCGTCTATCATGCCCAACTGAATACGCATCATTTCTTGAGGGGACAACTGTTTCTGATAACCACCCGTCTTTCTGATGGATGGGAGAACTTCAGAAGTAACCCATCGTTTGAAACGCTTGGCGGACTCTAATTTACTTCCAAATATTAAGGAGTACAGTCCCGACTCATTGATGATGGTTACCTTCTGTTTTCCAGAAGGTGTTTCCATTTTGGCAACACCTTTGTCTTCGGCATCCACCTTCTTTGAAATTGCACTACTAGGTTCTGCATATCCCAAAGATTCGGCTACATCCCTCCCAACAAACCACGGTTCATCATTAATTATCTGGGTTCGAATCGCTCCAAATTCATTGTTTTTGAAGATTTGAATATTATTCATCTAGTCACCTTCCTAAATTACATCTGCATCACCAAATGTTATCACTGTGCCGTTGCTATAAACAGTAACCCTTCTACGCACAGATAAATCCACATCAAGGAAGCAAGTTTCCGTGTAAAGAAGTTTACCATTGTAAAATGCAGCCTCGACTACTCTCTCATTACCTCTGTATAGATTTCTTGTTTCCATTTAGTCATCCTCCTTTCTCAAAAGTTAAACAACGTTAAACTTTTAAGTGAAAAAAAATTCACCATATTCTTCTAATGGAATGTGAAGAAGGTTTCCCCATTCAACCATATCATTTTGAGAAAAACCGACTTTTCCATTCATTTTTCTAGATACGGAAACATTACTTTTTTTCAAGGTTTCCGCAAATTTTTCTTGTGAGCCAAACTTCTCAACAATTCGCCCTCTTAATTTATTATATTTATATGGCATCTTTTAACCCTCCCTTCTTTTGAAGACATTTATAGTTTAACATTGTTTAACTAGAATGTCAACAAAAAAGTTTAAAATCATTTAACTTTTTTGTTGAAAGTTAAACCTTGTTATGTTATCATTAATATGTAGAAAGGAGGAAGAAATTTTGTGAAACACGAGGTTACCGCAAAAAGAATACGAGAAGCATTGTCCGACGCTAAATTGAAACCGCAAGAACTAGCAGAAAAATCTAAAGTTAGTAAGTCATCAATCAGCCAGTATGTAAATGGTTCACATCAACCGTCTAACATAAGTAGTGGCAAGATGGCGAAAGTATTAGGTGTTGAGCCTATGTGGCTTATGGGTTTTGATGTGCCAAAGAAAAAAGTATTAACTCCCGAAGCGGCAAAAGATGATTTTAGATTCTTAGAAAAATTTTCTCTCTTGGAAGAAAGGGATAAGAAAATTGTTATGGATATGATTGAATCAATGCTTTCGAGAAAAACAGAGAAGTAGGTCATCCCCACTTCTCCGCAAAAAGTTTTATAAAAGTATGCAGGTAAGCTAATGCGCCTGCATCTTTTATTTTGTCTAACAATGCTATGATTTCCTCTCTGTATTCTTCTCCCATTGTTACTCCTTTCTCAATATAAGCGATACTTTATATTATCATTATAGAAAATTCGTTCTGGATTATCAAGAGTCTTTGCTATAATATTTTTTATGTTTTGGTTAAAGAAAATATGCAAATTTATTCAGTTTTATAATGACAAATCATTTTATTTATTATATAATTATTTACAACAAACCATTTTGCTAATATTTGCAATATGGTAATAATGAAAAAGGAGCAGAAAATATGAGCAAGGAAAAAACTAAAGTTTGCAAGCATTGCAAAGAAGAAATTGACGCAAAAGCTAAAGTGTGTCCTCATTGCCGGAAGAAACAGGGCGGCAAGTTGAAATGGGTAATTATCATTATCATCGTTCTGGCTGTTTTAGGAATGGCAATGGGTGGTGGTGACGATGACAGTTCTTCCACTGATTCTCAGACAAAGAGTACCGCAGCAACAACAGCGGCTAAAAAAGAAACTGCTAAAAAAGAAGAAACAAAAGAGAAAGACAGCGTAAAGGTTGGCGAATCTTTTGAGAATGACGGTTTAAAAGTAACTGCTAAAAAGGCTGAATTTGGATATGATGGTGGAGAGTACTTTACTCCAAAAGATGGATATGAATATGTGGCCGTAGATTTTGCTTGTGAAAATATTGCAGAAAAAGGTGACAAATATGTATCTGTATCTGATTGCGAATGCTATGCAGATAATTCAGCTTGCGAACAGCAATATATAGGAAACAGTGATTTTGTTAACACTAATTTGTCTCCAGGAAAGAACGTGAGCTTTACAGCATACTATGAAGTACCAAAAGATGCAAAGAAAGTGATTTTAGAGTATAGTGCTTCGTTCTGGACAGACAAGAAGATAACTATTAATTTAAAATAATTAGTCTACTAATAAGACAACGAACAAGAGAGAAGAATCAATTCTTCCCTCTTTTCTTTTTTTCTCAAAATAATAAAAAAGCACCTGTCGAAACAAGTGCTTTCGTTCTGAATTAATATACCAGTGTCAATTCCCTCTCGTCATTATGTACAAAGTCATCCGCTTCTTTCAGGTTGTCAAACGTTTTTACAACATTCCACTCTTCGTCCTCGACACTGATTTTCATTTCTGTAATTTCTTCGGTGTCGCCGGACTCCACGATCTCGCCGTCTTCGTCATAGATTTCTGGCAAAATACAGTATTCCGTAACCAGATAGCAGCCATCATAAGCCGTAATGTCTGTCTTATATTTCGCCAAGACTTCTTTTGATTCTTCTAGCGTATCACAAGATTTTATTAATTCTTCAGAAACACCATCGCAAAAAAATGTACACCCCTGCACTATTTCTGAAATGTCTCTTTCTTTAATCTCTCGTGTGGCTTTGTAAATATTCCATTTCTTCATTTTTCTTCCTTCCTGCCGTCGTAACCTCCGCGGCGGGTATTTATTTGACTTTGCGATATTTTTTTGCTATAATATGGTTGTCCGCATTTATGCGTGTGAGTAGAAACTATTTTGTTGACTATTAAGTCAATGGAGAAGGGGGCTGTTTTCAGCCTCTTTTTTCTGTGTCTAGCAACATTTGTAGATAATCCTCCCCTGTATCATAGTGTGGCATATTCCACAACATTTCCGCGGTATACCCCAATTTATGCAGTTCTTCTACCCTTTGCTCATATGATATTTTGTCATCGTTACAGGCGTACAAAAAATCGTACAAATCAGGAAATCGTTTTCTTAAGGCGGCATGAGTGTTTTTTTCCACTATGTCCGTTATCTTTCTCACTTCGGTTTTTCTGTCAGAGGCTAATGCTTCGTGAATTTTTGACAGTGCCCACGAATCTACTTCGTCATGTCTTCCTTGCTTCCAAAGTTTAGCACGTCTTTCTCGCAGATCTAGCGCGAGTGATACAAAGAAAGCTTGTTCTGTTTTCTCTTTGAGTTCGCAAAAGTCCTCTTTTGCAGTTCCTGTAGATTCATTTTTCTTCAAAAAATCCAACATTTCTTTTTTTGCTCTTTCTGCTTCTTTCATCATTTTTTTCTCCTCCTTATTAAAAAGTTTCCATCAATTTAGAGCTTACAAGACTAGCATAATCTTCGGCTAATTCTTCTTTTGCCATATAGTTTCCAAAACAAATTTCAGCCTTGTAATTTTCTTTAGCAGTTAAGAAAAGATTAATAAACCATTTAGCCTCATTTACTTTTTCGATGTCAACCAGATTTTTTTCTCTGATTGAAACTAAGTAATTGTTTTCACTTTCTTTGTTGAGCTTCAGACTGAGATTTAATGCTTTGATTACACCGTCTTTAATGTCCTGTGCCCATGCGATCTGTTTTACGGAACCTTTTGTGATTTCTCCCATATGTTTTGCTTCCTTCCATGCTTTTTTTAATCCTTCGGAGATGCAAAGACCTGCCTTTTTAACTAACTCCCATGCTCTTTTCATAATGTTTGATAAATTGTATTTTTTCATTTCCTTTTATCTCCTCTCTTGATTTACTCACATTATACACGATAATGACTATTATGTCAAGAGAAAAATACATAAAAATGTATTATTTTTTTCTTGATATTTATTTCAAAATAATGTACTATATATTTATAACGATTAAAGGAGGTTTTCAAATGGAAACACGAGCAAGAAAAAGAAGCAACATATATAAAGGTAGTATCTCATATAGTAATTTATGGGATACGCTAGAACGTAGAGGGCTAAAGCGTTCTAACCTATTGGATAAGGAAAGTTTTAATCTTTCCCCGGCGCTGGTTAATAAGTTGCGGCACGACAGAAATGTGAATATAGATACAATTATGTATTTGTGTGAGAAATTGGACTGTCAGGTGTGCGACATCGTGGAATATAAAAAATAATACATTTTCATGTATTTTTCTCTTGACATAATAGACATTATCGTGTACAATAAGATTAAATCAAGAGAGGAGATACAAAGAAATGAAAAAAACAGTTAAAAGATACAACTTATCAAGCATTATGAAAAGAGCGTGGGAACTTAAAAGGTGGGGTGGATGGTTAGGAGTAAAGTTTTCAGACTGCTTAAAGAGAGCATGGAAAGAAGCTAAATTGGTAGCATTTGCAAAAGAATTGCCTGAGAAGGTAGACGTTATGCTTAGCGGTCACGACTTAACAGTCGATTTTAAGAGTGGAGAAATCTCTGGCGAAACTTACGAAGCAAGAAAGGGTATCAAATACTTTTTTAAAGCAAAATGGAACCCAACTAAGAAAGTATGGGTATCTGAACTTAAAAATCTTAGAGAAGTTGTAGCTAGAGAGTGTATAGTTTACTAAAAAGGAGAAAGAAAAATGTACGAAAAAGTTTTAGAAGTAATCAAAAATAGCAGCTACGAAATCTTCGGAATTCGCCACATCGCATCTGATGAATCTTACAAAGTCGGAGATTACGCTCGCAATTCTTACGACTGGGACATCGAAAATGATGTGTCATCATATGAGACAGATTCCAGAGAATTAGACGGTACGAGTGCGTATTTTACAGACATCGACGCCTTAGATGATAAAGAAGAAATTGAAAAAAAATTGCTCATTGCATTAGAAAAAAGCAAAGTTTATTCAGGAACTGCCGTTCTTCTTGGTGGGGATAGATATGACTGGGGCAATGATGACAACGAGGTTATCATAGAGGACGCAGAGGTTTTATATATCTTTTAGGAGGAAATAAAAATGGCCAGACGGTCGTTGGTAGGGGTAATCCGCGGCGATATGCAAGCTGTCGAATACCTCGGAAATAAAATGTATCGGTGCAAATGCATTCGATGCGGATGTGAACAGATACTGAGTAGCTCGCGCTTAAAAGATACTACCAGGTGTCAAGTATGTGGGCAAAAATTTAAAAAAGACATTCGCGGGAAAAGATTTGGCTCGCTGACTGTTATTGATTATGATAAGGACGGGAAATGGCTTTGTAGATGTGATTGTGGGAATACCGTCAGCGTAAAATCTAATAATTTGAAGAGCGGAAATACTCGTTCCTGCAGAAAGTGCCATAAAGGTTTTTTCGACAATCCCTATTTAGTGGAAGGTACGTTGGTGACCGATCTCACACAAGGAGTCAGAAGAAATAATACATCCGGAACTACAGGGGTGTACTACAATAAGCGAAAGCAAAAATGGTACGCGGCAATGATGTTTCAAGGGCAAAATTATTTTTTTGGTTATTATAGCAATAAAAAAGACGCCATTGCTGCAAGAAAAGAGGCGGAAGAAAAATTGCATGGTCCATTTTTAGAATGGTACGCAGAGCATTATCCCAAGCAATGGGAAGCTAAGAAGAAAAAAGCTAATAGATAGGCTTAGCGGCTATAATTAGCAGCACCCGCCCCGGAGGTACGAAGGCAGGAAGGGAAATAAATGAAAAGAGCCGCTTTATACGTGCGAGTAAGCACGCAAGAGCAGAAGAACAGTGGATTGTCCGTTGATTCGCAGATAGATGCACTCGAAAAATATTGCGAGGAGCAAGGTTATACGGTTGCTGGTGTTTATAACGATGCCGGCATATCTGCACGTAAAAAATATACAAAGCGCCCCGCCCTCTTGCAGTTGCTTGAGGATTGTAAGAGACATGAGATTGATATAATACTCTTCACACGCCTTGACAGGTGGTTTAGAGCCGTTGCAGGGTACTATGAGGTACAAAATGTCCTTGACGCGTGTAAAGTGCCTTGGAGGGCTATCTGGGAGGATTACGAGACGGAAACAAGTCAGGGGGTTTTTAAAGTTAACATCATGTTATCTGTAGCGCAGGCAGAGGCGGACAGAGACAGTGAGAAAATACGGTCTGTTATGGAGTTCAAACGTCAGAACAAAGAGTATATAGGCGGAAAAGTGCCGGTGGGGTATCGCGTAGAAGGGAAAAAGATTGTAAAAGACGAGAAGATGCGAGGGATAATCGAGGATATGTTTGAGCATTATTTCCAGACGTTTTCCAAATGGGGCACCGCCGACTATATTTTGAGCAAATACCCTGATTTTATAAGGACTAGAACCAGGATAGTCAAAATTATGTCCAGTCCGGCATACCATGGGGAAATGTACGGCGTAAAGAACTACTGTGAGCCATACATAACAGAGGAGCAGGCGCAAAGAATTAAAGAGGTCTCCAGTCAAAAAAGTTGGGTAGATTGTAAGAGGCGGATTTATATTTTTTCCGGGCTAATACGTTGCCCGATTTGCGGTTACAGATTTTCCGGGCGCACGATGGCCAAGAAAGAAAAGAGGTATAAAGTGTATCAATGCCCTCGATCTGCTGCAAAAAAGCACAAAACATACACGCGATCTGAACCAAAATTAGAAACATATATGCTTAATCACATCGAAGAAAAAATACAGTTAGACATATTAAGGGCGGAAGGTCGTGTGAAGGCAGCCGGAAACGATGTGGGAAAAAGAAAGAAAAAATTATCCAGTGAGCTGGGCAGAATCAACAAGATGTTTGAAAAAGGCAGGATAACAGAAGAATACTACGATGAAAGATATGAGGCTATATCAAAGGAATTAAAAGAACTATCCCAGACCGCCGCAACGGAAGAGTTAGAAACTAAGAAAAAAATCCAAAGCAGATTTCCTGACGGTTGGAAAGATATGTATATGCAGTTAGACGAACAAGGCAAGCAGGTGTTTTGGAAAAGCATTGTAAAAGAAATAAAAATATCCCCCAACGAATTTGTGGAGGATATTATATTTTTTTAGTTTTTGTTATGCAGTAACTAGCCGTAACCACCGGGTTAAAACCAGTTACTGCATAACAAAATATTAAAAATAAAGGAGATACAGTTGCATTATACAGAAAGAAAGAGGACGTTTCAAGCGCCCTCTTTTATTTTTCGCAAAACCGAACGATATTCTCGCGGATACATTGCCTCAATGGCTTTCATGTGTTCGTCAAGCACGCGTAATAAGTGCTCAAAGTCTGCTTTCCGGGCTACCTCTTTAAATTCAGATTCTGGCTCGGATGCATAAGAATAATATGCTGTTTTTAGTGTTGGTTGGTTTGGTGCCTTATCTGGCTCCAAATTATTGCGTACATTGTATAAAATCGAAAGCCGTTCGCAAGTGGCGTAGGTTGTTTTTCCTGCCTCTAATGCCGCAATTTCGGCATTGATTTCATCCATATTAATCATTGCGGCACCCCTTCCTTTTATCGGTCTAATTCTGCTAACGCTCTGCCCAGAGCCGCCTGATCTGTGCTAGACAGATTACTGTCGTGCATCATGTCTTTAATAGTCTCTTTTACCTGCATTTTTGCATCGTTGTAAGAGTAATGGCCTCTCACATAGTGCTGACCTCTACGGGCATTGCTATAGTCGCCGTAATCCATGTCAGGATAACGCCCGCGACTGTATCTTCCTGACGTGTCCCAGTCGCCGCCACGGCTGTATTCGCTACCACCTTCCAGATACATAATCTTGTCGATATTTTTAATTGTGTCTGTCAGTTTGTGGACTGCCTCCAAATCCCCGGCACTCATATCGCCTTTGTTTGAAATCTCGTCCAGCTCTCTGCACATCATCTTTTTTAATTTGTGTAATGATTCCATTTTTCGCCCTCCTTTACGCTACTCTCTCGGCGATTAAATTGCTATTGGCTATACTAATTGCCTGCGTAGATGTATTTTCGACTGCGATCGTTATGCAACACCCGCGCGGAACGTCAATAAATGCCGCCGTAAATACATTAAAATATTCGCCTGCCGCCGCAGGTGTTACGATTGCTGTCGCACTATTTAATGGCTCTCCGGCGATTGCCAGGGCAATAGAAATAGGTGCCACAGTTCCACCGGCAGGTATGGCGATATTAGCCCCGAAACTGACCTTATAGCGTGCACGACACTGATTTGTAAGACCTCTAAGGGTCACAATTCCTGCCCCCTCCCGGTGCGCGATACAGCTACCGCACTTTACGGCTGTCTCTGTGAGCGGTAAATTCTGCCCCGCTGCTACGGTTACGATATTGCTATTAGTAAATTCTGCCACGTTATCACTCCTTTTTTTAATAATAAACGGCGGAACGATTGCCCCGCCGCTATAAGCATCATCGGCACAAGCCGAACAATCCCGTCAACGCAGGAAGCTGCTAATTATAAAATTTTAGCATCCGCAACCGGTATTACATCCGCAGTTGCCATACTGGTAAGGCGCAGAAACCGGAAAAGCCGGCACTGGTCGAGGATTGTAATAAGTAAACTGACCCTGCATATACGCCTTTAAGGTTTCGTTCTGTGATGCCTGAGAGGCCGCTAACTGTGCCGCAAATAACTGCTGATTCTGCTCGGCAATCTTAGCGTCCTTAGCTTCGATTCTCTGCGCTGTGAGGGCATCGAGAATGGCTCTAGCGTTGTTATTCTGGTTGTCAATGATGTCTCTTGTGTTGTTTGCGTTGTTAAAGTTTGTCTGGCAGAAGCCATTTGTAACTTCCTGCTGTATTGCATTGGTATTCATCGCCATATTGTAGTTAACGCCTGCGATAGCCTGTTTGTTATCGCAACAGCACTGTGCTAACTGTGCCTGTAAAGCGTTAAAACTCTGCATATCTGCAATCTGTCCCTGCTGGATTGTGTTTCGTGTATCATACCCGTTCTGCTGGATTGTGCTATTTGTTCCTGCAAATCCGTTAAGTAGAGAGGTATTCATCGCATAAAATCCGTCACAAATACCGCTGTTGATGGCATCACCCTTGCGCTCAAGGGAGGAAATACCGCTATCAATCTGGCGCTGTAAGGTTGCGAAGTCAGAAGCTAATACATAATTATCTGCTGCGCCTCCGCCGCCGTTATTCCATCCATTTCCGTTTCCCCATCCGCAGAAGATAAAGAGGAAAAGAATGATAATCCACCAAGCACCGTTGCCCTCGCCAAATGCGCCGTTATTGTTGCCTGTGACCGCCGCTAAATCCGCCGGACTCATTCCATCTGTTGTTAATCCCATGAAATCACTCCTTTTTTATTTATTTAAAACCCTTTAAAAGGTTTTGAAACTGTGTTGCCATACCCTGCAACTGGTTATACTGTTGCTGGCTCATCTGCCCGCTATTTAGCAGATTCTGTACTTCCTGCTTCGGGTCCCCTTGAAACTGCTGCCTGAACTGTTGAAACTGCTGTATCATCTGCATTGGATTGAGATTCATTCAATACCCTCCTTTTTAACGTCTCCATTTGCCTTTCTAAGGCGTTTAAGCGTTCCTCATAGTTGATTGGTTGGCTAGATTGTGAAAGCTCCGCTGTGGGCGAATTTGAGCCCTTACGCTTATATTCAAACACCTCTAAAAACGGTCTGCCCGTCTGGTCTGCTCTTTTTTCGTAAAAAACTGGCGCTTGGCTGTCCCACAGGCGAACAAAAGAATTTGGTGCTACTAAATACGCCTCCGCCGCGCCCTGTCCTTGCACCCAAATCCGCTCATCAGGATTGGATTGTTGTTGCATTTGTTGGGGTGGTGTCTGCTGTTGTTTTAATCGGTTGAGCTGGTCGAGATAATCCGGTTGTGGATATTGCGGATACTGTGGATACTGTTGTGGATATTGTGGATAACCGAACATTTATTTTCCTCCTTCCTTCCAGTAATATATTGGTGTCATTGCTCCACTGTCCCACGTATCGTAGTAATTGCCATTAATTACTGCTATAACGTGCCCTGACAGCGCTAATATATATACCCCTTCCGGGTGGTTGTTTGCAAATTCCGAGACGGTACAGGTCATGTATTCGTCTGGGATTATATAACGGCTAAATCCATTATCTTTGAGGTATGCGCCCCACACTGCATTAGCTGAGGGCATATCTGACAACATTAAGCCGTACAGGGCAAGTTGTATATATGTTTCTTCCCACGTTTGCTTTGTAGCTTTTGAGATAGCGCGCACGGTGCAATCTCCCACTTTTGCCGCCGCGGGATTTGGGTTCCAATATTGATACATCTCTCTGCCCTCCTTATGGTTTTATTATCGCAAAAAAATAAGCACACCACCACGAAGACAGTGTGCTTATTTCTGCGCAATTTTTAAATCATCTTTAGTTTTTTTAAAGGCTGTTTATGTATGGGATCGTGCCGGGAACTAACAAAATTTTTTCCACGGCGCAACTCCACAGCCCTTGTAATCCTCTCGTGCTTATATCCATTTTCTCGGCGGCTTGCTCCTGCGTTAATCCGTCAAAAAGCAAGTACTGTACAGTTTCGCGCTCCCGCAAAGTTAAGCGGGCACACGACAAGGCGTAGTCAATAAATTGTTTATCGCCTAATTTCCAGAGTTTTTTTATCAAACTTCTGTTCACTGCATCACCTCAAACACGCAAAAATTACGTAAATTTATTTCGTTTTGTCCAGTCCTAAAATCGCTCTAACCTTGTCTGGGAGCAAATCAGGGTTAATTTTGCCAATGTTTTCCACGATGGAACCAAGCTCCATCAAAATAATGTATACGCACACGCCTGCGGCAATAGGAACTTGAAAGCCTAAGTCCACATATCTCTGCGCGTAGTCGATAAGATACGCAAGCACTACAAGCATAATTGAGCCAAATTTATGATACAATCCTTTCCTCATTTCTGAGGATTTCCACTTGTGGTTGGCACAGGCGGCTACTCCGCCGCTAGCCAAATCAAAAACTACAAAAATACAAGTTATTAAGGGTAACATAATATCTACCATCTCCATTCCTCCTTAAAAAATTATTTTTCTTTTGTTTTTATAAATTAATTAAAGCCCTCTTTAGCTGACTGTCTCTGTATCATCTGTGGCCTCTTCTTTGCTATCCTCGGCATCCAGCGCATCATAATACGCCTGTGCCAAGGCTTCCACCTCGGCAATGTCCTCTTCAGTCAGCAATCCATTGTCCAGATGACTGTAAGCCTTGTCAAGCCAATAGGCCACATCTCTGCCTGCAGTAATTTCGCGCTTGATGCTGCGCAATGTCAGGTCGTGTCGTGCTTTACTTTTGATAGCCATAATGTATACCTCCTTTAAGTGGTAGTCATGGACGCAATGGCGTCCTCAAGATTTTTGACGACGAGATTTACGTCCCGCTGGTAGTCCAGCTTGATGCCTGCGCCGTCACTCGCTTGCACCACGGTGTCGGGTGCATAAGCGGTGATGGCTTTGTAGGCGGCAATTTCGGCAGGGGTGAGCGGAGTTTCGATGGGAGTGGCGAGAGCATATATAATGAGCACAGTATTAGCTTCCAAGTATTCAACCCATGATTCAACGGTAGGAAATTTAGAAGAGTCCAGATTGAATTGATATAAATATAGGGGAGTAGCCACAAGCCTAAATGTATTTACATCATTGCCTACGCCCGCTGGGAGTATGTTACTCATAGCAGGTGTGCTAGCTCTGAAATCTATTATGACCGCTTTGTTTGAATATCTCGTCGCAGATACATTAGCGTCAATGTCATTACGAAATAACCAAAAAGATTTGTCCAGCGAGGATATGTCGACACTCTTTACCCTCTGCACCTTCACCCCTCTCTCCAAGTCTACCTCGTCGCAAATCCATTGCTGGCCGTTTTGGTCAGTGTAGTTGCCGCCAGAGGCGACAGGGACGCCGGGTAAGCCGGTGGGGGTTGGTAGGATGAGAGTTTGCGTTTTACCGTTTCCATCGCTCAAGGTCACTGCAATCGTCCCGCCGTCACCAGCGCTCACGATAGGCACAGGGTTGTCCGGCGTGGGTGTTCCGTCCTGCGTGCTTCTGCCGTAGACAGTCAGGCCGCACAGTGGGGCAGAATATGCGTCATCACAGCTTACCGGGTTGCCTGTCTCGCTTCCAACAAGCACATTCTGGCGCTTCTGCAGCGCAGTAGTATCTTCCTTTATCAAACTAATTTCTTTCTTTAGCGGACCAAGATCTCCTGTTGTTCCCCCATGTTTTGAGAGTATATACGCCTCATCTCCCGTTAAACCACTTTTTCTCATGTCCTACACCTCCCTAAAGTAAAAACCACTTGCTATCAGGGGCATAAAAGCCATATAATTCCCCTGTGTCTACACATAACGCCGTTGAACCACTTGCGACATATCGAGGTAATTTATCTACCTCAGAAGACTTCCCCCAGTAATATCGCTTACTTCCGTCCGTATCTATGCAATCCCAGCCGCCTAAATCGTGTATAACATCTCCTTTGCGGTATGTCTGTCCGTCAATAATTATTGTTCCGCTAGCTATCATACTTCCACCTCCTTATGCATAAATCTATCAGACAGCTCTAGCAAGCAATCTGCGAGCATCTCATTTTGTTTCGTAAGCTCTTCTATTTTTTTGTTTAGTTCTGGTATGGACGGCGTGTTATCGTTAAATAAGTGTTCTGGTTCTTCTCGGTCAACGTTCTCAACGATCTCATACTTTCCTTCCTCATTTGCCTCGATATGACACGTACCGTTTTCATTGCACCACTGTGCGGCTTCTGGTGGGTATAAACCATCAAATATGTATCCAATATAATATTCTTCCATAATTACACTCCTAACACATATCTTAGTACAAATCCTTGATTGTTAACGGCTATTCCGTTTTGCGCGTTATTAGATTGATTATTGTCAGTACCTTGTATAAATGTATCACCGATATATATATATTTGTTCAATCCGTAATACGGATTACACATAAGCGTGCCATCCCCCGGTCTCCATGCAACGTGCTGTTTAGGTACAAAGAACGATGTCCACCACCAATCATCAACAGAATGTTTACTAGTATCATAGTGACTCCAGACAAATACTGCACCTGATAACTGTTCAGATATTGGCTGACTGAGTGTAAATTTATGACTAGCGTTCATCCAGTATCCTATAGTGTTGGCATCCCACAAAATGTTATTTTTACCTAATTCGCATTTTGCTTTCCTAGAGATAATCTTGATGCTTTCGCTCGTCAGTTCCGCATATTCGCCGCCATTTACGAGCATACGGTTGTAGGCGTAAATATCAAGTTTACCACCATTTAATATCGTATAATCGTTATCAACATATAACCCTTTTCCTACACTCTCATATAGGTCAGTATATGTTGACCCGTTTTTGACGGTCAAAGAAAGTCCTGTGACATCCTTGGTTTTATCATAATACAATTCCAGGGCCGCCTTGCCGCCGCCATGGATGTCGTCTGGGTTTGTCTGCTGGGTGGAAACAACAATGTTGCGATCGGATTGCATCACGGAGCCGGAGCCCTCATAAGTTTTATCGCCGTCCGTGTTGGTAATCACGATAGGTGCTGTACCAAACCTTACAATCTCCCTATTACCGTTTCGTACAGCCATACCATATGCATCAAGTAAAGTATTTTGTTTAAGGGTCTTTCCTCTCATGTCGCCAACTATCAGTCCAACTCCATCTATATAATCAATAAAATTTGTTGCAGTTTTAGCTGCATTAATAATTTTTTTGTTCTGTAACCCAAAATTTTTAACGGTTCCTTTTTTAAATCTTTCATGCGATTGTTTTACTTTTTCTGCGGCTGTATCATCTGTTGGTGGAGATGTAAGATTTCCAGTAAGCCATGCTTTTCCACCGGAGACACGTATTTTTACCGTATCCCCAGATTTGCAGTTAATAGCCATCTGCGCAGGGGTTTCATCTGCTCCGCCGTCAATGTGGACATATGCCGTTTTTTCGTCAACTCGAAGGACTTTTGCAACTGTATCATATGCTTTTGTTTTGCTTTGCTTCATCGTCGAGGCAATCTCTTTTACAAACTCATTCAATGCTTTCCACCTCTTCCTTTGTGCGGCAACCATGTTCCAGGGACAGTGATTGTGATGTTATTCTAAATTTTCCGGTAAGGTTATGCTGCGGATAATTCAAAAAGACCACATCGCCCAGAAGAACGTCCTCAAAAAATCGGCGGCTGTACTGTATCGTTCTAGCAGGGTTCTGCAATTCCTTTAGCTTTCTAACAGCGTATGCTGCTATGTTTTCCCCAGAGGATAATTCAACGCCTGTTTCTGATTTCCACACTTCCCTGCCCCGGCTGACGGTTGATAAATAACTGTCCGGGCTGTCATCCCGCGCGATGGCTGCGCCGTAATCGTCATGTATTGCCATGAAACAATTTGGTGTGTCGTACCAATTAAATGTGTCTGTTACGTCACACTCTATGATGTCATTTGCGTTAATTCCCGCTGTAAGACTGCTATTGTTATCATTTGCACAGATAACAATACTTCCGTCGCCAAGTATTCGCATCCGCCAGCCGATGGCATCTAATATGTGTAATGCCATTGTGAGCCTTGTTTCCCCATCTTCTGCAACGATGTTATCCGTAGTAATGGGGGATGTTCCCTCGACATACACAGGGGCAGGGATGCAATCATTGAGCAGATTTTTAATCTGTTTTGCTCCGCTACCGGCTGGTGCATAATAGCCACGCGGCAAGATCACATCATCTGCCGGCTTGAGAACGGAATAGCAGTCAATATTGTAAGTCTCTCTCACACCATCAAGTTTTCTTTCTGGGAAGGCGGTCAGGCCAGTAAACAGTGCTACTTTTGCTCCTGACCCTCCCTGTTTAGCCTGCAAGTAAATGCGTACCCAGCACTCACTGTCTGTTATCTTTTCTGTCATTGTGATAGAGGCAGATTCCCTTAAATCTGACGTGCTGTCCCGGTCAATACTGCCCTCAGTAAATTCAAATTCCTGCTGGTCTGTCCATGTTTTGGGGTCAACCGTTGTTAAAATATATCTTGCTGAAAATCCTTTACTCCAATCCATCACATCACCTCGTTAGGATGCTCTGCACTCCACTGTTCTTCCGTCACAGCATCCAGTTCTTCCGAATCCACTTTTTTAATCGTTAAAGAAAAATCTGTCCGCATTTTGTTATCGTGGTCTTTTTTCTCTGACACCTGTATATCGCAGGAAAATGACGAGCCGTCTGGTGTCCTAACGTGACATATTCCAGGATACGTTGCGAGCCGCCTCATCTGCTCAATCATCGTTGGCTCTGTCAGAGAGATACTTACTGCATCAATTTTTAAATCACGAGTGACTGCAGGGTTCCAATCACCTTGCACAGAGCCACCAAGGTATACTGTCCTCTCAAAATCTTTATCCCATGAGTTATCTAAATCAAGGTTATACTGGATTTCGATAGATTCACTGTCAAAATCAATGATTGCCTTTTTATATTCTATGGAAAAATCGCTATACAACCATGCAAACGAGCTGTCTGACGTTATATAGTCGCCGTTAGCGGTTTTATTCACAACCAGTATGCCGCCGTACTCATTTAGTGCAGGATATGGATCAACATATTTCTGGCCATAGATTCCGTTTTCAAGAATCAACTCCGCCCTGTCTACGCTCATCCGGTACAAATCAAATGTATCCCCGTCAGCATATGTAGTTGGTTTAGCGACAACAATACTTGCTGTTTTATTGTCTGCAATCGTATTTACAGTGGCCGTTGGTACTTCCGGCTGATGTTTCCACCGCACAACAAACGGTATCTTTTTTTCTGCCACATGGTCATAAATATCTGTAAATGCAATCTGTATGCTGTACCTTGCACCGTCATCCATCTGCCCGATCAGGTCACCCAAGGCAATACTGTAGTTATCTGTTTCACTACCGGTAAAACTGGCAATAATTTCGCCGGCAAAATGCTGTTCCTTTAATCCGTCCGGGCGCAGAATATAATAATCCTCGTCTCTGACAACCATTACTTTTGCTGTGCCAGCAGAATCCCCGAAGGAAGGGGCTATTGTTAGTGGTAGCTGCTCTAGGTAGTTTGTTGTGCCTTCCGATGATTCTGGTACTGTCTGGTCACTTGCTTCTGTGGTAACATCGCCAGAATTATATGTAGTTGCTTCCGAAACAAGATTTGTTGAAACGCTGTCTATTGTAGGTTTTGCAACAATTTCGACAGCCACAGAATCTGACCATGCCCCCTCTTTACCTCCCTGTGCTGTAACCATTGCTTTTAAATAATGGATTTCTCCTACATTCCACAGATTGCTCAAAAGACCACTTGCAGTATAGATTTTATTAATGTTTTCAATCGTTTCCGATAATGTCTCCATGCCGGAAGACATCATTAAAACCACAACGTTTCCATCGTCACCTTTGACCGGTTCATCGTTAACCGCTTCCGCTATTTTTATGCTTGCCTTGCTGTTTCCGGTGTAGCCAACACTGCAAATAACTGTGTCATCTATGGCGAGATAATTTTCCGTTGTTGCAAGCGTAGGAGTTGTTGGTGTCTCGCTTAGCGATACGGAAACCGTATCAGACCAAGGAGATAACACTTCCTCATCCCCGGACGTATCCCGCAATCTTACGCGAAAATAATATGTTTTTGCCGATTCCAGGGACCCGATGTGCCACGTTGTTTCCCTGTCCTCCACGTCATAACTGGTTGGGGCATCCGTACTAATCCATGCGTCCTCATGATCCGCCCATGATATGGTAGCCGCATCTGCGTTTTTCCATGACCAATCCCACGTTAATTCTACGGTATCAGATGCTACCGCCATTGCAGTTATATTTTTCGGCGGAACTGCGATTTTTCTTGTCTCTGAGTAAATCCACCCTGACTGCATGAGGGGGCTAAGTTTGTAGGTGATGCCAGATGCTCCGTTTTGAGGTGTAGAAGTTCCGGTAAAATTCTTGAGGGCAATCTGGTATTCAGTGCCGCCGGAAACGTCCGGACACGTAACTGTGATTGTGCCCTCCTTGTCAGTGATCGCGATAACGCCTTTTTCCTCGTTGTCTATTTTCATCCAGATTGCTGTTTTGGCGTCAGGAACTCCTGTCTTTCGCTCAATGCTATTGATGGTAAGTGTTGTTCCTGTTGCCGATACCGTATCAAATGACGGGGATTTCAAAGCCCCTCGCGCCGCTACTCGTGGCTCAGAGTATGCATATTTTTTATCGTGCGTACTTTGCACCCTTGTCCACATGATCTGGTCTTCTGCTATGCCATCGTCTGTGTTAAAATCTGCTGACACCGTATAATCATGGTACGCAACAGTTACTCCTGTGCTCCATGATGTGCCAGTATACCTTTCTCCGCTTTCTGGCGTGTCTATGGCGTATTGTAACTCCATGGAATCCACAGGGCGGTCCTGCGGCGATGCCTGCACCCAGTTTGCCCATACATAGCGGCTAGAAGATCCTATCTCTTTGCTCCCTGTGCTCTGTATATTTGGACGCTCTGGGATGCTGTAATAATGGTATGCATAGCTCCAACCGGAATCTCCGGCACATCCTCTTGATTTTACCCTTACAATACGGCAAAATGTCATACTCTGTGTCGGGGAACCATCCTCCGTTATCGCCCATGTTCCAGATGCTCCTGTATAGGATGCATTGGCAAAGCGAGCGTTTGCAATGGCACCCTTATAGTTTGTCATTAATGCGGTCTGTACCTGTGTTCTTGCAAAATGCCTTGCATCATTCGCCTCGTATGAGGTACTCCAGGTAAACGTGCCTTTATTTGCGCCGGTATCATCAAGGGAATAAGAAACAGAAGGGGTATTTGGTGCATATATGGTAAATGTCTTTGTGGAATGCGCGGCTGTATAGGTATGCTTTTTATCACTTTTTGTTTTGCCCTTTACCTTAAACTCTATCGCATTTAATAATTTTGATGAGACAGGATAATAATTTTTTGCATCAAGTGCTACTGTTTTTTTTGTTGCTGATTTTCCTACCTCTATTTCTTTCCATTTTGTCCAATCCCACTTGGAAGCACCGGAATTTTTTGTATGTAGGCGGTACCACAGCCACTGCCCATCCTCATATTTTTTTGCCGGTATCTTCCAAGATATTGTAAATTTTAGATTGTCTCTCGATATAGACAGACCGCTGGGAGCAGCAGACTTTTTCTTTTTCTTTGCCATTATGCCATTTTCACCTGCCTTCTAAGCTCACTTGCCATCCTTCTTCCCCATTCTTCTGGGTTATCTGCACCGTTTACAGTTACATTAATAGTTACATCGTTTTTTGTTCCCCGTGTTGCCTCTCTAATGTCACTCATCAGCCTGCTACGACCGTATAGCATTTCGTCTCCCGCTTCTCCTGCTCCAAATAAGGTGGCATCAGAAAATACATATGGGCTTTCCATAGCCTTTTTATACCAGCTAATGTGGAATGATGGCAGAGATCCCTTTCCGCCAATACCAAATGGGGCCTTTCCGCCGGAAACACTTAAATGTGGTAAGTTCAGGTGTGGAAGAGACCAGCTAAACTTTAAGGCACTCTTAAATCGTCCAGGAAAGCTTTTTACAAGGGATACTGCCTTGGTAAAGATGCTCTTTACAGCTGACGGTATCTTAGTAAACGCCCCTTTAACAGCGGATAAAATGCCGTTGCCCCTAAATGCCCCTTTGAATCCGTTTACGGCATTTTTAGCAGCAGTCTTCAAGAGCGACGGGAGATTTTTGACCCCTTTTATTATTCCGGTAACAATATTTTTGCCAAGCGAAAACCAGTTAAACGCTGTAAATACACTTACGATTGCTGTGATAATCTTCGGTAAATTAGCAATTAATAATGGAATCGCGCGAACTAAGCCAATCGCTAAATTTGTTATGATCGTTACTCCTGTTGCAAGGATTTTTGGCGCGTTATCGTTAATAATGCCAGCTAAATTTGTTATGATTGTAGGTACATATGCAATCAGTACAGGAATAGAGTTAATCAGTCCTTGCGCGATGTTCTGGATAAGTGCCAGGCCTGCATTTATCAATTTTCCCGCGTTGCTCCTCAATGACTCTGTAAATTGTGTCAGCATCGGCAATGCCTGCCCCAAAAAGGTTGGGATGCCTTGAGTCATGCCGCTGGAGATAGTCGTCAGTAAATTAACCCCGACCGATGTAAATACATTTAGCCCCGTGGAAATTGTAGAGGCGAGATTATTTAACAGTTGGCTGACAGCAGTTGTAATACTGCCAGAATTTTGAGTAACACTAGAAATTAAACCGTTTATGAGGTCACCGCCGATTTTTGTCAGCCCCGGCAACTGACCACTAAAATTAATCGCATCTTGCGCCAGTTTGGAAAGAGCACCACTTATGCCGCCGGATTCCATCGCCTCAGCTAATCCACTAACCTCGCTTGTTACACCTTTGATGGCACCACGGATAGTACCCGAAAATGTATTGTAAAAAGCAAGTTGCAAGCCTTCTGTAGCGCTAGATAGCAAGGTTATATCACCCTGCAAGTTATCTAACTGCGTAGCTGCCTGTTGTGCCGCGGAGCCGGAGGAATCCTGTATTCCTTTCCAAAATTTTTGTACAGTCGCATCACTTGATGCGGTCATTTTGTTAAATGCCTGTAAGCCTTGCGTTGTAAAAATCGTTGCAAGAGCATTGTTTTTTTGTTCCGCTGTCATACCCTGCAAAGAGCCATTAAGCTCGTCTACGAGGTCGTTAAAATCTTTTGCCTCGCCGTTTGACTTATAGGCGGATACACCTAACTGATCTAAAGCTTTTGATGCATCATCAGTCGGAGTATATAAGTCCGCCATTGCCCTATTTAATGCCGTAGATGCCTCGGAGCCTGTCACGTTCTGCTCTGCCAAGCGAAGTAAGGAAAGCGTGACACTGTCCGCCGCTTGGCCGTAGTTTTTCGCTGTGGCAGCAGAACCGGAAAAAGCCTCTCCAAGGCCTCTTACGTCCGTATTAGCAAGAGTAGCACCCTTTGCCATCAAATCGGCATAGTAAGATGCGTTACTCATCGAGTCACCAAAGCCTTTTACAGCTCCGGCAGTATATGATGCCGATTCTTCCAGACTCATAGCACCGGCAGAGGCAAGGTTAAGTACCGTTCCGATACCGCTAATCTGCTCATCCGCCGACAAGCCAGCCTGAGCAAGGATATTCATTCCTTCCGCCGCTTCCGTTGCGGTGTACTTTGTTGTGCGCCCCATTTCCTCAGCCTTGGCTTTGACGTTCCCTATTTTGTCTACGGTTGTTCCCATGGTAGCTGCTACCTGAGACATTGCAGTATCAAAATTCATTCCGGCATCTATTGATGTTTTTGTAAATGCAACGGCGGCAGCAGAGCCGGCCACCATAGCTGTTTTAGCTACTTTCCCGACCGCTTTAAATGCCCCGCCAATTTTTGATGTGGACGAGCTGGCGTTACCTTCTGCGTCTTTCAGCCCCTTCTTGTATGCAGTGTCTTTGATTGCCAGAGTGACAAACAATTCCATCACATTCAATCACTCATCACCACCAATCCGGCTTTTTTAATGACGTCCGCGGCTATTTCTTCGCCAGTCTTTGTTACTGTTTGTTTTTTGTTGTTATTAATTAAATCAATAAACGATGCATAGAGATATTCCCCGCCAAACGCCTGCGAAATACTTTCGGTTACATATTTCAGCCCGTCAGCCATATATCGTTTGTAAATTAATTCTTCTGTGTCGTCTAAAATCTTGGCTTTGACATACAGCAGAAAGCCTTTTACGTTTCTTCCTCTGTATTCTCCTGCGCATCTCCAGAGTGTCCGTCTGTTGCGTCTGTTGGCACTGAGAAAAAAAGCTGACGTACCTCCGGCTCATTGACGAGGTCAACCATACCCTTGATAACATCCATTAATTTGTGCTTTTTCTTGTATTCCTCGACTGTCTGTAATTCAAACGCCGCTAAGATTCCGATTACATCATCTTTGTGTGTTTTTAACAGTCTAGGAGCTGTTTTAGCGCCCCTAGCAAAGACTTTGATGTATTTCTCACCTTCCCGCGGCACAAGTTCCTGGCACAGCTTAAGCGCGTCATCATCGTCTGCAATGTTTCCGATATGTTCAAGGGAATTCGCAATGGCTTCCAATCCCTGTTCTGCTGTTAAATCCGATAATCTCATGCTTTACCTCCTACGCCGCTTCGCCTGTTTTGATATAGACCTCATAAGGTACTGTCTCTGCGTTCTTAATGCTGTAGTGTCCTGTGTATTCAAAATCAAAATTTCCTTTGGATTTATCATCTGATTTAATCTTAAATCCGCCCGTTGAGAGGGCGTTCATAATTTTAATCGCGATAAATCCGGCAGAATCCCCGGAATTTTCATCCGAATAGTCACCTATCCACCAAATATCCTTAAAATCTTCTGCCTTTAAATCTGCTCTTGGTGTTACTTTGTTTCCCGCTACGTCTGCCGCCGCCATAAAACTTTTAGCCTGTGCGGTATCCATTGTAACGGCTGTGCCTGATAATTTTACTTCGATAGATTCGATTTCCTTGAGTTCCATCGTGTTTTTAGGCACATTATCAATGTCTTCCCCGAAATCCGTAAAGGATGGCTCCGCGCTAAAGCTACAACCGCCGCTGGTTGCCATGAGGATGTTAGTTGCTGTTATGGCACCCGTTTCTGGCTCAAAAGCTGATACGATAATACCGGCGTTAATCTGGATTTTTTTAAAAAGGTCAGAAGGAACCTGCGTATACTTCATTTACTCACCTCGTTAAATAGTTATAAATTGCATAGTTATTACTGTGTATCTGCGTACTATCGACGAGTCGGCTTCATCGACCAAAGGAGTCCACGGCTGGTCCTGCGACAGGAAAATAAATCCGCCATCGCATTTTACCGTGGTGCCCCCTTGCAATTTGTCGCTGATTTCTTTTGCCTTTTTGTTTGGGACTGCCTCAGATTCTGTGTGATACCAGACATTTACAGCGCTGGCGGCGGCCGCATCTGTCCACCAATTTGCTGTAATTGGCTCATATGTGATAAAAGGAAAAGCGGTATCTTCCGGCACCCTGTTAGACGGATATGCAGTTATGCCGAAAGACGACCAAAATTGATACAGTGCCGCTGTTGGAGTCATGACGTTAACTCCCACTTTTCCGCCATGACCTGGGCTATGTCTAAATTAGACGACGCAGGGGTTTCTTTTTCTCCTGCATTTGATGTAACTCTAAAAATTTTTCCGTCTTTTGTTTTTAATACATCATGATAGCCTAGCTTTACTGTTTTAGCTGTAGTGATTGTATATGTTGCTGTTACACCCTCTTTTTCCGCCACTCTGGCAGACATGGAGGTGTCGCGGACAATTGCCGCCTGTATTTTAGCACCCTCGACCCACTCGGTGATAAATCCACCCTCGCCGTCAGAAGTGCGTTTTTTATCCATGAGTATGCAGTCTTGTAAAAATTCATTAATCAAACTCATGCCATTTTCCTCCATGGGTTCAGGCGCGCCCTAAAGGCATCTTGCCATGTGTAGGTCTCGCCCTTGCTATTTGTTGCTCTGCTGTACGAATAGCCGCCAAACGATTCCGACTGGTACGCTCCTAAATTGCCGTTTTTCGCTTGCCACTCGCTGATTTCGTCCACCAGTGACAAAAACGGTTTAGGGATAGCCAGTGGAACCACTACACCGTCAAATGTCTCCTCCTGTAATGGGGCAGCATCGCCTTTGCGATACTGATAAACCCCGTCATTAAAGATAGAGCCACTGATTAAATAGTATTGCCCATCCTGTAAAGGGAGGCGAATCGCGGTGCCAGAATAACGTAGGTCTTCGGCGCTTGTCGTTGCATCTATGTGCGTGTCAAAAATCCATTCCCCGATTGTTATTTTGCCTGTGATCGCCGCCCCCTTGACCGGGAAGAAATTGTGAATGTGATTCATGATTTCATAAAGCACTCAACCATCTCCTTTTACTTCCCGTTTAAACTTGATACCTCTGGGATAGTTTCTGTAGTTCCAACAGTAACTACGCAAACACCGTCAAGGTATTCTGCCCACAGTTTCATGCCCATAATGGCGTATGTTTCGCCTGTGGCGTTTGTGTAGTTGCCGCCTGCGTGGAACCCAATCAGATTTGTTTCGCCAGATGTTGTGTAGTCCAGCCCAAGCTTTTTGAAATCGCTGTCGCCAGGATCAATATAATATAAATCAATATTTTCCACCGGTGTTGCGATGACGGTTTTTGCCGGGATGTAGTCGTCAGGAAGGAGGAACAGTGTAGAGAAACCAAAGAAGTCTTTGATATACTGCAAACCAAACATCGTCTGTACGGTAATCTCTTTGTCACCTAACCAGTCATAAAAATCCATTACGTTTGCGAATCCTACGACTTCGGTTACATTTCTGTTCATCCCTGCGAATTTGTTGAGCACAGCGCCTTTTGCAATCGCCAGTGCTTTCTGCCATTTTTTCTGTGTTCCTTTTAATGTTCCTGTTTTTAAAAATGTGTAAAAATCTTTTAAAACCTTGTTCTGTAGCTCAACCATAAAGGCATCATCTGTTTTCTCGATTGCAACGGCTGCGCCCCACTTTGACACAGACTCAAGAGTTAAAGATTTAGCGTATTTTTCTACGACAATATCTTCCCTTTTGCTTTCTACGACCTTAAACTGTGTAAAAGGGATTGCCTCTCCCTCGCCTACACTTGCGCCGCCCTGTAAGGCTTCGTCTTTCATCTGCGCCTCGTAGGTTACTAAGCTGGTGCCCGGCTCTTTTCTGATAGGCTTAAAGATTCCTAAGATAGTTCTTAATGCATCCCAATTTTTGTCAAACCTTGTTACAAAATCAATTTCTCTTGCTTTAAGAGCACTATCTGTGTTTAACACAGTGCTAGTGGTTACTCCTGCCATTGTTTACTCCTTTCAAAATCCAAAAAGTTCGTGATTTTCCGCAATCGCTTTCTGACGTTCGCCCGCATCTTTAATTTCCATGATTTCTTTCTTGGTCATTTTCCCCGGTTCTCCTCCCGGTGGATTTGATACATTAGCGCCTTGAGTCGTTTCGGTTGTAATATAGTCGGCATACGCTTCCTTGATGCCTTTTTCTACCTCTGTTGCGTTCTCAAGTTTGCCGTCAGCTCCGATTTTTAAATTATCAATAGTCTCTTTTGATGCTTTCAGGGCAAGGTTAATTACTTTGCTAGACACGCCAGAATCCTCAAGCATCTTCTTATACGCGGCTTCTTTCGCGCTGTAGGACGCTTTCTTGTCCTGTTCGGCTTTGTAGCTCTCAAAACCTGCGTGTTCTTTCTCATACTTGCCTTTCCAGTCGTCCTTTTCGTAGTCCTCCAATTTCTTCTGAAGGTCTGGGACTTTCTCTGCGTCCTCTTTGTATTTAGTGATCTCGCCTTTTAAACCTGTAACGGTTGCAGAGTGTTCTTCGATGATCGCGGAAATCTGTTCATCTGTAAGTGTCATGCTCTTTAAAAAAGCTCTTGTTAATGCCATTTGATTACTCCTTTTCTTCGAGGGATTTCTTTCCCTAAATGACTTTATATGTAAATCGCAGTACTTCGCGATTACTTTCTAAATGTTTTTGCGGCTTTAAGGGATTTTGCCCCAAATTTGCCGTCAATTTTTAATTTACATTTCGACTGGAAAATACTAACCGCATCTTCCGTCTTTTCTCCGTATTTGCCGTCAATTTCTAATTTTGAGCCGATAGCCCAGTTTAAAAACTTCTGCAATTTTTCAATTTCCCCTCTTGCGCCTTTTAACACTGTAATACCGTCTAAAAACGTGTAATAGCCTCGTGGCGGCAATTCGGGGAGTTTCCCGGTGTATTTAACCTTTTTTGTTGTTTCTTCCTTCTGTGCCACCGCTGGGAAGCCATGATATAAAATATTTAAATCAAACTTTCCGCCGTTGCCGGTTGAAACCTTGGTCGGAAACACGCCAGAGCTAGTATACTGCCATGCCATGAGATCAGGCACGTTTGCAGGCTTATAAGATTTGTTCGGTGTCGCTTTAAATGCCATGCGGTTATAGCCTTTGTAATAACGTGCAATCCACCAGTTTTTACAGTTAACTTTGCTTTTATCAATATGCTCCGAAAAATACGACATCCCAGTGTAAACGCCAAATTTATAGCCTCTTGACTCAACGACAGTCTGTGCCGTATTAATAATCTCAGCAATCTTTGTTTTGCTCAGCCTTGCCTGCACTTTGTCCTCGATATCAAACCAGACGCCGTATTTAAAATGCTTTTTGCTGACTTTGTCGAGGATATCGCACACAAGCTCCATGTCTGACTTAGCTTTTGCCGTTGAGGTTGCGTATGTGTAGTTGTATACGCCCCATGGGATACCCAATTTCTCACACTTTTTATAGTTCTCCTCAAATTTTTTATCTTTACCTAAATCCTTGCGGATAATCTTAATGATCGCACCATCACAACCGTATTTCTTTACTTTTTTCCAGTCGATTGTGCCGTTGTATACCGACACGTCAATAATTTTCTTCTGCGTCATTTCCTCACCCTTTCCATCTCAGCACATATAAAATCTTCTGATTTCCATTGATAACTCTGTGTATTTTTTTATATGTTCCGCCTGCTTTTTTAGTGCTAGTGCTGGCCTTTCCGGCATCCCACCACACCATTTTATTGTTCTCATTTATCCCTGCAAAAATATTGGTATGTAGGCGGTAAAAGCAAATGTCGCCGAGCTTTAATTTGTTTTTATAATCTCGGGGTAATTTATTTACTTTTATCAATCTATATCGTTTTGAAATGGCCTTTTTTGTTCCTGCGCCCTTATAGACAACTGTTCCGTTTTTGTTGCAATAAAACAGTTGTCCCGGTTTAAGGATGCCTAATTGCTGTAGGCAATAGCATACATATGACGCACAATTACTTACCTTTTTCTTCTTTGCACCCGCCCAGCTATTCGCCACATTCTGCGAGTATTTAAACTTTTTATCAGTAAAATACTCTGCCGTTTCCTTTGCCTTGACGAGTAAAGACAATCTGTCCATTATCCCATCGCTCCTTTTAATTCGTCTGCAATAATTGCTGTATATTCTTTTGCGTAATTTGCCGCCGCCGGTTTTAAATACGGCTGTGCCCTCTGACCGTTTGTGATATGCCATTGTCCCTTATCGTCCTGATAAGTCCATGGGGTTTTTCGTCCACCTTTGTAATACACGCCAGTTCCCAACTCTACATAGGCGGCATATTCTTCGTTACTGCCTATTATCTCTGTGAGATTTTCCAAGTCGGTCCGATGCGTAATACTGTTTCTCAATGCGCCTGTATCGACCGGGCAAAGGTCTTTTGCGTGCCCTTCTGCAGTGGATCCTGCCTGTTCTAACGCTCTTGCAAGTGCCATGGTGGTCTTTAAAATTACTTCATCCACATGGCTCACAACATCAATATCCGCCATTATATTTGCCCCCTTTGCGTTGCTAACCATTCGTAATAGGTCATGTCTTCTACGACTTCGTTTCTGCCTGTTTCCAGATTTTTGACACGTATCATTCGCGGTTGTGCCAGTTCGGCGGGTAGTGCAGTTCGTTGCGTGCATCGACAGTTGTAAACTTCCGCCGGGATTCCGCTTGGGTCTCCCGGATACATAAGACCGTTTGAGTACGCCATGTTAAACGGTACTTCCTCACCGTCTAATGCTCTGTGACTGTCTCGTGTCCTCAAATCCTTTGTCGCTGTCCAGTGTTTCACCACATCAATTCCCATCTGGTAGGCTTCCTCGTATGCCGCCTGCCTGCCCCCGTTCTGTGCCCCTGTGAACGCTGTGCGGGCGTTTCTAATTGCGGCAGTATGATTCATACCTGTAACGTCTTGGAATCGTCCTGCGAGCTTTTTTATGCTGTCACCCTGTAAAATTCCTTGCAGTAGTGCATTTTGCAATTTCTTTTTGTTCCAATGCACATCCTTGCTTTTTAGTACCCTACGCGGTGGAAGAATCTTCTGCTTTCTGACCGTCAGCCGTTTAACCGTGTGTTCGTCAACTAGATTAAAAGCAATATCTCCGATCTCTTTTATCTGTTTATCAGGTATAAGAGATTTAATCATGTACGCCTCGAAGTTATGATTAAGGGCAATCACAAGAGGGGTTTTCTCGTTGATGTATGCCGTGGCAATCTCATTTGATTCTGTCAGCCGCCGCGCCATGTCCTCGCGCAGCGCTTCCCATCTCTGCCCTCTGCCATACTGATTCATCAGCCACGCTTCAAATTCTTTCTTGCTGTACTTCCCTGCCTGGTATGCCGCATATTCTTTGGCGTATCGGTTGGCAAATTGTTTAAAATAACTTCTCGCTTTGCCGTCAAGTTCCTTTCCGGCTTGTTTATATACGTCTGCTAACCGCTTTTCTAACTTTTGCAGTTCCTGCTCTGTCCACTTGTCGGATGGATACATAGTTATTCATCCCCTTCCGGGTTATCTTCCGGCGTATCTGGTTCAGGTGGTTCTGTGTAGCGGCTATATGATTCTTTGTCTAATTTTGCAAGAATGTCCGGCACTTCCTCTGGTGCGACAAACGGTAATTTTTTCAGGATGGTTTCTTCGTCCAGATAATTAGCTGCCTCAAGAATCATATCTGTTCGTTCTTTCTCGTTGCTGATTCTGTTCCGCTTAAATTGCGGTTCGTCATCAATCCCTGCAAGCTCCAGAATCTTCTCGATCGCATCGCCCACAAAGTACTCAAAATCATCTGCATTATCGTCCAGTGGCTGGTATGCAGCGTCGATATGGTCGTTTGTTGCTCCGGCGGCTATGGCGTGTACATCCAACGCCCCGAAGTCCTCATAAATCTCTGACCGCATCTGCGTGAGAAACTCTTTTCTGGCGGTATACGGCGGCTCTTGTGTGTATGCCTGCACCTGCCCCTCCTCGGCCTTTGCGATGTGCTGAAATTTAAGCCGGTCCCTAAACTCTGCCAGCTCATCATCTGTCATACCGTCAGCATTGGAAATAAGCCAATACATCTGTGCACAGTCGTCTAGATCATTGGCAAAACCACTTTGCACCGCGTCGTAGGCGTCAATCTTCGACTGCATCCCCCTCAGGGTGCTTATATGCCTTTTGTTGCCAAACATCGGTACAATAGGGAGACTGCTATAATTTTCTTCCCCGATGATTTCGGGTTCCAGATTGTTTGCAGTCTCAATTCTCTGTCTGTATGCCCGTTTGGGAGCGGTCTCTTTTAATTCTCCAAATTTGCTTTCTGCGCTGTAGGTTGTATAGCCATCTATTTCGTATAGCACAACCTTAAACGGCTTCTGTTCGTCCAGTTGCCAGAATCTTATGCCTGCCATCAACGCCCCTGTGTCCTCGTCCCACATCGGGGCGAACTGCGTAAAAGGAAATTCGTGCACGTGGTCCACATTCCAGAACAAGAAAGATTGACCGTGAATTAATGCGTTGTATGCCGCCTCTTTGATTCTTCTGTCAAACTGTTTGCCCAGTTTGTCTTTGACGCTCATGTCATTAAAGAAGACACCGTTTCCCAGACTATATGAACAACGCTGTGTATTTAATTTGTGGAAGAAATTAGAGCATATCTGTGCGTTAGACGAAAAATTATCTATCTTTTTCTGGCCTAGTAGAGTGTAATAAACACGCTGAAATTGCAAGATAGTCTCATTTTCCTGTGCGTCATACTTGTCCGCCTTTAATGCCTCTTTATATGCTCCTGTACTCTCGTGGAATTTTATAAACTGATTTATAAATTGCCCTTTGTCTTTTGCGGCAACAAAATCTTGATATGATAGATACATTGTTATCACCCTAGAATTGATTTGTATTGTCTTGATTGACTGCGCTTGACGAGTTTTTTTGTTTTTACAAAATACCTGATAGCATCCATTGCGTGATCTGACTGTTTTATAACTTCGTCCCTTCCCTTGTCAGCCGCTGTTGGGTCCCATGCATAGATACCAAATTCCTCGATCGTGTGCGTGCAAGACGGGTCAAACGATAATTTGTCTTGTGTCAACATCGTCTCAACGTCTGCTATCCCATCGTTAACAGTGTTATCTGCTTTTTTGACTTTATGCCCTTTGCTACGTAACTCCACGATGAGAGCGGTGGCGGATGGGTCAACGATCACTAAATCATCTTTCTGCCCGCTTAGCGTGTCCTCTAGTCCTTTTACTAGCGCACTGACTGTCTTCATGCGGTTGTTCTCCCTGCCTGAATAGTAGTACTCTTTTATGCAGTGCCAGTTGCCGGTATCTACTCTTTTCTGCCAGATGAGAAAGACGGTAGGGTTCTGCATACCAAAATCACTGCTCACAATTATCTCTCCGCTGGTCTTTGCTTTGCAGACGTGCCTTTCCTCTGAAAACATATCGTACACAGGCCCTTCTGCCACTGCCCATTTGCCCAGTATGTAGCGTTGATACCTGTGTGTCCCGGAGTACTCTTTTATTAGCTCGTCCACTACCTCCGGAGGTAGGCAGCCATCGTGTATGTTGTACGCCTGCTGGAATATATCTGCATCGGAATCCAGAAAGCCTTTGAACCAGTGTTTCGGTCCCGCCGGGTTGCACGTCCCATCAAAATGACTGTGCGACGTTCTGAGACGAGATTTCAGCATTTCGAAAACTTCCTGATTCCAGGTCGTTACTTCGTCGCCGTATGCATACTCAATCGTCGCTCCCTGTATTCTTGCAACGTGCTTCTTGTTGTCGGCACCTAATGCATATACTTTTTTGCCAAATAGCTGTACTGTGTTGTCACTGCGTATCTCACCAACTAGCTCCTCGCCCCATATCTCTCGCATGGGGTCAAGTATGTTACGCTGTAGCGTGCCTCTGGTGTTTCCCAACATCACAGCCAGCCCCAGTCCTTTTAGGTGTGTCAGGCGTTGAGGAATTACGATTGCGTAGTCGACAAAGGATTTTCCGGAGCCTGTCGCCCCGGTCTTTACGTTCCAACGATGGTTACAGCCTTGCAGGTATTCTGCCTGCTTGCTAGTCAATGGCACTATCGACACCCCCAAGAATCTCAATAGCTTTTGCTAGTGCCTTGTCACTTGCGCTCTCCGACTGTGGCTTATCTCGCCATTGTTCTGGCTTCCTGTTCTTTAGCCAAAATATCTGCGCCGTTACATCCGGCGGAATATGCTTCTTTGTTACTTTTCGCTCCGTCATTACTCCGCCTTCGTACTTTTCGCTCGTCTCCTTGTAGCTGTACCCTAACGCCCGTTGTAACAGGCTTTTTTCCACTTGCCTGTCCACAACATCTTTTCCCTTTTTTAAGGTATCGGCTAAAATTGGAAATTTTTTCTTCCATGTATACAAGGTATCCGGGTTGATTCCGATGTTTGCTGCGATCTCTTTGTCCGTGCATCCATCTCGTGCCCATCCCTCTATTTTTAGCAACCCTTCTTGGGTCAGCCACTCCTGGTATTTACTTATCCCATTTTGGGGTCACCTCCTAAATACAACCATAACCCCGTAAACAATCCATTACGGGGTTATATGAAAGAAAAGAAAATATGAAAAAAATCGTTTATACCAGTTGCATAGCGCAACTAAGTACAAGTATAAGGAATTGCACCTTAACAGCCGCCGGGGTAAGACTAATAAAGCGGCCGGTCTCTAAACACTTGTAGACCCGCAACCTGTATGGAACGTAAGGCACCGTGGGATAGGCGTCTTGCGTACTCTCTTTTACGCGGGTGAGAGTTTACACTTTTACCACAAAAAGATAGAGGAGGTTATGTCTCACAAAAAGTTACCAGTCTCGTCCGTACAAGTGTATTGTACGGCATTTTTTAAGCCACGTTAGACAAACATAAAAAAGAGAGGGAGATAATTCTCCCCTCTCTAATATCCTGCATATTTCCCAGCCAAATTGGCGAAAGCACTAAGCCATCTGCGTATAGTCATTTCTGCATATCCGAGCTTATTCGCCGCCCCTGCTATCGTGTATCTATCTTCGAAATATACTAGCTGTACAGCTTTCATTCTGTCCTCACCGTTGTCCATGCCCTCTGTCTGCTTTATCGCCTTGTTAATAGCGTACATCCACAAGGCTGACTGAGCTGTATTTTCTGCAATTAATTTGTCTGGGTATTTTTTTACCTGCTTTACTGCGTGTCCGTACCAATCATGCTTAGGATTGCTCATCGTTCTATCTCCCCGTTTCTTCCAACTTTTTTAAACCTCACTCTTTGTAGTGCGTCAGGGTACTTTGTTGTATTGACTCCCGAAAAAAATTGTTTTAAATCTCTACTCCATGTAAGTTGGGAAGGTGTAAAGTCTTTGTATATTACTTCTATCTCAAGAGACTCGGAATTTACTATAACGTCCGTTACGATATATAATTCTCCTTTGAAGTGCCTGTATATACAACCAGCCATTTCTTCTTTCAAATATTGAGCATCCTTCTGGATTTCCATTACGTCGGTAGAACGCCCTGTATCATATACAGCAGTTAACATCTTATGCCTCCTTCAATTTTCCAAAAACTTTTTCGTAAGCCTCTACATCATTTGATAACAAAATTCGTTTTACTTCGTCTTTGCTTAATGTTTTAGCTTCCTCTGTTCCATCCGTCCACTTTGCCACGCCTAACCAGTTCCCTTTTTTGCTTTTGTATATTTTGGCTTTTAGCACAATTCCGAATCTTATTCGAATTTTGCACTTGCAGGAAATCATTTCCATCTTGTCTGTGTCATATTTTAATTTGTTTTCTGTGTCTACAAATATCATTTTCCCCTCCTATATATGCTCATGTGGTTCGACCGGTTCCCAGTGTTTTTCAGCTTCCTGCTCAATCAATCGGTTATACTGTTCCACAAATTCATCCTCGCTTATTTCGCCTTTCATACATTTGTCTTTCAATCTCATATAGGTATCTGGTTTAATTGCATCTATATGCTCTTTAAATTCGCGTACATCTATTTTCCCGTCAATGAACATATCTTGTAGTATTCTGGATTCATGGTTCATAGGTCGCTCACTGCCTTTCCTCCTCTTGTTTTATATATTTTGCATTTCTAAATTCAATAATTTCCAGTGGGTCAAAGTATTCTTTGCACTTCGGACATCTCGGAAGCATATTTTTTCTATACGATTCTTCCATCTCGCGAAACACCCTGCTCTTACACATTCTTTTTAGCTCTTTATTTGCTTCTTCTGAATAAACTTTTACTTTTCTTTTTAATCGATTGGTTTCTTCTCTTAGTTGCTCATGATATCTTGCGATTGACAACATTGCCTCAAATGGATCCACAACCGCTCCGCAATCTCTACACATAATAATTCGATTTTCAACACTAAGCTCATAATGTGGAGGATTGCATGTGCATATTTTCTTCATTCCATTATTGATTCTTAATAAATCAAAGCTGACAGTTTTTTCCTTATCCATCCTTATTCTCCCTTCTCATACATCCTGCAACTAGATATCTGTTTGTATATGTAGCCACTTCCGCTGGCTCTTTTTATTTTTCGTGGTTCTAGGTAGACCATATTCCCGCCGTTATGGCATATTCCCCATTTGACCCCGTCTCTTTTGCCAGGCCGCGGTTTACACTTTGGGCATTCTGGGCACTTTATGTATTCTTTCATTTTCACTCCCACCCCCTTATTCTTCCGCACGCTTTCGCCCATTCTCTCTTAAATCTCTTTTCTGCCAGGTTGCTTGGGAAAAACTTTGTTTTTTTGTTTTTGTTTCCTCTGTTTCTCAACTCCCTTTCTACGGCTTCAATTTTCCCTTTTGATTTGGGTGTTTTGCGTAGTTCGCTCATTGCTTCCCTTAGTTCCTGCTCTGTGCATTCCACCAAGAATGCAGCTCGGTCAAGGCTTGGTATTTCATATAGTTTTTTCGCTATTTTGTTTTGTATTTTAGCAAAATCTTCGTCTTTCAGCCCGTATGGCATTTTTATTTCTCTTCCTCCTTCATCATTAACTCAACCCATTTTCTCGCTATTTCTTCTTGTGTGTCTTTAACATCGTCCCACGCGTCTGTGTTGCAGGCTAGTATTTCACAAATCAATATAACTTCTGCCATATTTTTACGTAAAGCAGCCTCTGCTTTTAACACTTCCGCTGGGGTTGGGTTAAATCCCATAATTGTCACGCGCATCGTTGCGGCTTTGGATAATTCATCCGCCTTTTCTGTTAATTTACCAAACAATGTGCCTATTTCTAAATGTTCTAACAAATAGTCTTCCACTTCACTGTTTTGCATTTCTTCTACTTTCATTTTCTTTCCTTTCCCCTCCGGAATAAATCCGGAGGAATTAATGGCATATAGCTCCTCATGGAACCGTTAACGTGTTGCTGTAATGTGTATCTATCCTTAACCCCGGAGGGTGTCCAGCTGTTTTATCCATTCAAGCGGTCCTTTGTTGAGCAGTAGGCAGTTTTCACCTGCATTTCCCATATCAAAAATACATCCCTCGCAATACTTGTGTTTATTGCAGTACTTTCTGATCGTTTTTGCCGCTTTTCTTGCTTTTGAGTCTCCTATTTTTCCCATTACGCCACCTCCCTGATCGTGATGCCATACCGTTCAAGCATTAGCTTTCTCTTGATGATATATTCCGGATTTTTTCTTGTGCGTGGAGATTTTACGTCTTCGACAATAATCTTGCCTTCCTTGTCTGTGTAGCGGAAATCTGCTGTATATGATACAGGGCGTTCTGTAGTGCCATCCTCTCGCTTCTGGCTACCTATAAGGATGTATTTAGCCTGTCGCTCTAATCCTGTAATTTCCCCTGCTTCTTGCATCGCCGCCAGCTCTAAATAGCGATGCATTTCTTTTTTACTGTCAAACTTTCCGGCTGTCTTAAAAATCTTTTTATTTCTAAATTTGTTCACAGGTAATTCCTCCCGAATGTTTTGATAAATTCTTCTCTCGTTCCGTTGTTCTCCTCCCAGTACTTCTGCGCTAGCTCCTTGAGATACCTGTCTAGTGGTCCGTTGGGGTTGCGATGTACTGCCTCGCCGCCGTTGGTATGGTGGTTCAGGCACAAATAAACTGTAAAACCATACTTTTCGGCTTGTTTTCTGTTGCTACTACCATATAAAACATGATGTCTATGTAAATTTTGGGTTGTTTTGCAGAAAAAACACTCTTTTTTTGTTTGTAGTACGCTATTCATCGTCAGAATCCTCGCTTGCGAAATGATATTCCATCAAATCGGCGATCATCAGGTATTCTTTTGCTATTTTTCCGCTTCGTGTTTCTTTTACCTGTTTTCTAAATTCTTCTAAATCTCCATGAAAGCACCCACAATTAACCATTATTTTTTTATTTTTATCCCTGTAAAAAGTTGTGCAGCGGAATTCTGTCCCGAATCCCTGTACTAATGCATAATCTGTATTTCCGGACAGCCTTGCATTTCCGGACAGCCTTGCATTTCCGGACAGCCTTGCATTTCCGGACAGCCTTGCATTTCCGGACACCTC